ACTAGAACAAGTGTTTAAAGTATACAAGCAAAAAGAACTGCTTGAAGATGCTATTATTATCTACCGTATCCAACGTGCGCCAGAGCGCAGAGTATTCTATATTGATGTAGGCAACATGCCAAGTCACATGGCTATGAGCTTTGTTGAGCGTGTTAAAAATGAAATTCATCAGCGCCGTATTCCAAGTAAAACTGGCGGCGGTACTAACATCATGGATACAACATACAACCCACTATCAACTAACGAAGACTACTTCTTCCCACAAACAGCGGAAGGTAGAGGTTCAAAAGTTGATACACTACCGGGCGGCACAAACTTGGGCGAGATTGATGACTTGAAATTCTTTACCAACAAACTGTTCCGTGGCTTGCGTATTCCTAGCAGCTACTTGCCAACTGGATTTGAAGACAGTCCAGCAGCATACAATGACGGTCGTGTTGGCACAGCAATGATCCAGGAAAAGCGTTTTAACGAATACTGTCAGAGACTGCAGCGTCTCATTGCTGCTACATTTGACAGAGAATTTAAAATGTTCTTGAAGTGGCGCGGTGTTGAAATTGACAACAGTACATTTGAACTACGCTTTAATGAACCACAAAACTTTGCTAGTTACCGCGAAACTGAAATGGACAGTGCAAGAATCAACACATTCCAAGCACTTGAAGGTTATCCATATATGAGCAAGCGTTTCCTAATGCAGCGTTACTTGGGTATGACTGAAGAAGAAATGTCAGAGAATAACAAACTATGGCGTGAAGAAAACGCTGATGTTACTGTTGAAAGTGAACTACCTAGTATGCGCAGTGTTGGTGTTACAACCGGCGGTATACAAGCAGACATGGATGCGTTTGAGCCAGACTTGGGCGCAGAAGGCGAAGCACCAGGCGGTGGTGAAGAAGGTGGTGCAGGCGAAGCAAGTGCAACTGGCAATGAAAGCCCACTTACACAAGCAGGTCCGGCAGCAACGCCAGAAGCATAAATATTATCATGTTATTATTTGAACTAGACGCAAAAAAGCAAGAAGAAGATAAGCAGTATCAGGATAGCAGTGCTGCTATGAAAACTGATACCCGCAAAACTCGTTTGACACTAGAACAGTTGAGTAAACTGCGTAAACTTAGTGATCTTAAAGCAGCAGAATATCAAGAGTCAATCAAAGAGATTAGACGCCAATTTGCACCTGCTGCAGCAGAATAACCAATTTTCCTTTAAAATTTTGTATAGCAAACTTTTTGGACCAAAAAGTGCGCATTTTATTATGTTTTTTTAGTAAACACTAAATAAAACTACAAATGCCTTATGAATATAGGAGTTATACAAATGACAAACAAATTTGAGCAATTGATTGAACTGTTTATCGCAGAAGATGAGCAGGGCGCAAAAGATTTGTTCCATGAGATCGTGGTTGAAAAATCACGTGACATCTATGAGAGTCTCACAGATGAGGATCAAGTTGAAGAAACTGCAGAAGTAGATGAAGATGCAGTTGAAGAAGCAGAAGAAATTGAAGAGTCAGACTTTGATGAAGCAGAGCTAGGTGGCGATGCAGCAGACGATATGATCGACGACATCGAAGCAGACGAAGAAGGTCTTTCAATGGAAGATGACGATGCGGACGAAGAAATCGAAGACCGCGTTGTTGACCTAGAAGACGCACTTGACGAATTGAAAGCAGAATTTGAAGCACTAATGGGTGGTGACGATGCTGCTGACGACGACGCAATGGACATGGAGCCAGAAATGGACATGGACATGGGCGACGAAGAAGGTGAAGAAGAAGAAGGTGAAGAAGAGGAAGAGGCAGATGAGTCTTTTGTTCGTGAATACACTGAGAAAGCTCCAGCACCAGTAACTAGCGAAGAAGGTGACGGATCAACAGGTCCAGTAGCTGGCAAAAACGACATGGGCGGCAAAGCTGTTGACCCAACAGGCGAAGAGTCAGGTGCACCAACACCAAAATCAACAGTACAAACTGACGCACACGACACACGTGGCGCAACAATGAGTAAAGCATAATTTCTATGTTATACTTGAGAGAAAACCTAACGTTTAAAGATGCAAATGTTGTTTATGAAGCAACAGAAAATTCTCACGGCGGCAAGGATCTCTACATGAAAGGCATTTGTATTCAGGGCGGGGTAGAAAACGCAAACAAGCGTGTTTACCCTGTCTCTGAGATTACTAATGCTGTAACTACCATCAACGAGCAAATTAAAGAAGGCAACAGCGTTCTTGGCGAAGTTGACCATCCAGATGATCTCAAAATTAACCTTGATCGAGTATCACATATGATTGAAAGTATGTGGATGGATGGACCTAACGGATATGGTAAGCTAAAGATTCTTGAAACACCTATGGGTCAACTTGTGAAAACAATGATTCAAGGTGGAGTAAAATTAGGAGTTAGTAGCAGAGGCAGTGGAAACGTAAATGAATCCAGTGGTCAAGTTGCTGATTTTGAAATTGTCACAGTTGACGTTGTGGCACAACCCAGTGCACCAAATGCATATCCAGTAGCGATTTACGAAGGACTACTTAATATGCGTGGGGGGCATAAAGTGCTTGACATGGCTCGCGAAGCAAGCGGTGATGTTAGAGTACAAAAATACCTGAAAGAGGAAATGATTCGTCTTATCAGGGACTTAAAGATCTAGGAGATCAAAATGCTAGATGCTATCAAACCACTTTTGGATAGCGACCTTGTGAATGAGGAAACTCGCTCTGCTATTGCTGAACAATGGGAAGCAAAGATGAACGAAACTCGTACACAGGTTACTGCAGAACTTCGCGAGGAGTTTGCACAACGCTATGAGCATGATAAATCTACTATGGTTGAAGCCTTAGATCGTATGGTTACTGAAGGTCTTACTACAGAGCTAGAGCAGATCGCTGAAGAGCGTAAAGCAATCTCTGAAGACCGTGCTAAGTTTGTTGCAAAAATGCAAGAAGCAAGTGGCACATTTGACCAATTTTTAGTTAAAACACTTAGTGAAGAAATTAAGGAACTAAAGTCAGAAAGAGCAGATCAGCAAGCACTGGTTGGCAAACTCGAAGAGTTTGTTACCGCACAGCTTTCTGAAGAAATTTCAGACTTCCAAAAAGATCGTCAAGATGTTGTTGAAACTAAAGTAAGATTGGTTAAAGAAGCTCGTGAGCAGTTTGCAAACCTCAAAGAGAAGTTTGTAAAGCACACAAGTCAAGCCGTTAATGAAGCAGTAACCGGCTATCTAAAAGGTGAAATGACTCAACTTAAAGAAGATATTCAAATCGCAAAAGAAAATACTTTCGGACGTAAACTATTCGAAACTTTTGCTACAGAATTTTCATCAAGTCACTTAAACGAAAATCAAAAGATCAAAGAACTAGAAGCTGCAGTTGCAGAAGCTACAGCAGAAGTTGCTAAAATCAATGAAAGTCTTGAAGAAAAATCTAAAATCGTTGAGAGCAAGGAGCAAGAAATTGCTATTATTAAGGAAGGTGTAGAGCGTAAAGAAACACTAAACACACTTCTTAAGCCACTCAACAAAGATAAGGCAGCGATTATGACTGACTTACTTGAAAGCGTACAGACTGCAAAGTTGCAGACTGCTTTCGACCGTTACCTACCAGCAGTACTAGATGGTAAATCAATGATTAAAGAATCAAAGAAAGAAACTATCACAGAAAGTCGCACTGAAGTAACAGGTAATAAAGAACAAAAAACAGTCCAGGTTGAAGAAGGAAACGATAACATCGTTGACATCCGCAAACTTGCTGGCTTAAAATAAAGTACAATAGAGGAGACTTAAATGTCAGACGTACTACTAGAGAGCCGTTGGGACGATACCAAAGATGCACTTCTTGAAGGTCTAGAAGGTAATCGCCGTAACAGCATGAGTGTTGTTTTAGAAAACACTCGCAAATACTTGAAAGAGGCAGCTTCAACAGGTGCTTCAGCAGCAGGCAACGTAGCGACACTTAACCGCGTAATTCTACCAGTTATCCGTCGTGTTATGCCTACAGTTATCGCTAACGAAATCGTTGGTGTACAGCCGATGCAAGGTCCAGTTGGTCAGATTCATACACTTCGTGTACGTTATGCTGAAACAACAAACGACACATCATCATCAAACACAGACACAACAGCAGGCGACGAAGCACTATCACCATTCAAAATTGCTAACGCATATTCTGGTTCACTTACAACAGGTAAAGCAGACAGCACAGCAGCAAAAGAAGGTACAGGCGGTCGTGCATTGTCAATCCAGATCCTAAAGCAGAGTGTTGAAGCAAAAACTCGTAAGCTACAGGCACGCTGGACATTTGAAGCAGCTCAAGACGCACAGTCAATGCATGGTATTGATGTCGAAGCTGAAATCATGGCAGCACTTGCACAAGAAATTACTGCAGAAATTGATCAGGAAGTTCTAGGTTCACTACGTTCACTAGCGGCTACTGAAGAAACTTTCAACCAAGCAGCAGTTTCTGGTACAGCAACATACGTTGGTGACGAGCATGCAGCACTTGCAGTTCTAATCAACCGCACAGCAAACAAGATTGCACAGCGCACACGTCGTGGTGCAGGTAACTTTGCAGTTGTTTCACCTGAGGCACTAACAGTTCTTCAGTCAGCATCAACTTCAGCGTTTGCTCGCACAACAGAAGGCACATTTGAGGCACCTACAAACACTAAGTTTGTTGGTACACTTAACGGTGCAATGCGTGTATATGTTGATTCATATGCAGCAGACTCAACAGCAGTACTTGTTGGCTACAAAGGCTCAAGTGAAACAGATGCGGCAGCGTTCTATTGCCCATACGTTCCACTAATGTCAAGTGGCACAGTGCTTGATCCAGACACATTTGAGCCAGTCGTATCATTCATGACACGTTATGGTTATGTCGAGCTATCAAACACAGCAAGTTCACTAGGCAACGCAGGCGATTATGTCGGCGAAGTCGCGATGTCAAACATCTCATTCTCATAAGTCTAACTTACGAGATTATAATAGAAACAGGACCTTCGGGTCCTGTTTTTTTGGTAAATACACTACTAGCGCAAAGTTAGTTTATGGGGACACCACCCCGTACCTAGGAGAACTAGGATTGGACTTCTTGAAGGAGAAAACAAATGGGTAGACCACTCAGAACAAGAGAAACAGTTGTAGCTAATCCAAACGGATCATCTACAAACATTGAAAAAACAGGCGTTATCGGACTTAGTTCAAAGTCAGGCGAACAGATTACAATGCAAGCATATGTAACTGGTGGCAGTGCTAACGTCACAACAACTATTATCCAAAAAGGCACACATCGTTTCCGTTGCACAACATCAGACGGCACAGAAACTTGTACACTAACTGCAGTAGCAAGTGGCTCACTAGCAGCAGGTCAGTGCCAGCTAACAGCAACAGACAGTGACGCAGGTACTTACTTCGTAAGTCGTATTGGTCCTAACTGGATTGAAATTGGCGCATTAGGCACAGGTTCACAGGTTGCAGTAGGCGATCGTGTACAGTGGGTTGATGATCAAACTTCGACAGTTGCAATCAACACAGGCACATATGCTATTGGCGATGTAAATCAGCCAGGCAGATTCCAAGTTGTAACAGCATAATTTTTGCAGTTGACTAACGGAGAGGTTACAGTTATAATAGACTGTAACCTTTTTTATTCTCATGATTGAATTTGCATTTATATTGGGTAATGGTGTAACACGTTTAGAAGTGGTTCCAGAGGAGTTACTACTGCGTGGAAAAGTCTATGGCTGTAATAGAATATATAGTGAGTTTGAACCCACTGTGTTAGTAAGTACTGACGCTGGTATGGCACTAGAAATACAACAGAGTGGATACAGCAAAAGACGCCAACACTATACACGCAAACAATATGTAATAGAACATAGCGGTGCTAGAACATTGCCCGACTTTGTGCATGATTTTAGTAGTGGCCCTGCTGCATGTGGACTTGCTTGTTTGAGTGATGCAGAGTATATATTTCTCATAGGATTTGATCTCAAAGGTCAGCACAACTTTATTAATAACATATATGCTGGTACAAAACATTATAAGAGTAAAGACAGTGCGCCTACTCCATGGCACAGTTGGGAGACACAGATCAGTTCATTGTTAACACAGTTTCCCAGTAAACAAATTGTGCATGTTAACCCATTGCATGAGTTTACCAGTGATCGTTGGCTAAAACACACGAACTTTAGAACTATGTATTTGCCTGAGTTCAAACAAGTGATAAATAATCTATAAGCAGGAATTTAAATAATGAGTCAAACTAAACGAGTATCTGGTGCATATACTATTGCAGCAACAGGCGGCACTACAGTTGATAGTGCATTAACTGTTACTGGCAACTTAACTATCACTGGTACAACTACTACTGTTGAAACAACTAACACTGAAATTACTGACAGAATTATACTCCTTAACAAAGGTGAAAGTGGAGCCGGTGTTACTGGAGTAACAAGTGGTTTAGAAATTGATCGTGGCAGTACAGCAAATGCACTACTAGTATTTGATGATAGCACAGACACATTTAGAATCAGTTATGATGGCGGCTCTAGTTTTGTTACTGTTAGTACAACAGTTGGTGGTAGTGGACTTGAAAACATTGTAGAAGATACAACTCCGCAACTTGGCGGTGACTTAGATATTAATGGCTTTAATATTACAAGCGCAAACACTAACCAGGATATTAACATTATCCCTAGTGGCACAGGTAATGTTGTTGTTGATAGTGGCATTAGACTTAACGATCAAAGTGCCCCAAGCGCAGTTACGAATAGTACAATAGTATATGCTGCAGCAACAACAGGAGGCGGTACAGGTGTGCATTTTGTAGATGGTAGCACAACTGGCGAACTAGTTAGTAAAACAAAAGCCATCGTATTTGGATTAATTTTTTAAAGGAATAAAAAATGGCTTTAGCACAAGCAACTTTAACCACAGGT